ACTAAGGAGAAAAAGTGGCAACCACAGTCATCACCGGTCGCGACATTTCGCTATCTTTCACAGGTGGAACAGATATCGAAGCCCAAGCGACAAACGCAGTTTTGACTAAGACCAATGTCCGCGAGACTTATCAGACTCTCGACGGCGAGGCTTACAAGACAGTCAATATCGAAGGCACATTTCAGTTAGATATGCTCGCAGACTGGGGCAAGGCTAACTCAGTATGCGAAGCACTTTGGGCAGCTGCAGAGTCAGCACCAGATACGACAATCAGCGTCACCTTGACCGCCGCAACTGGCGCACAATTCGTTTTCCCAATCCTTCCAGAATTCCCAACCGCTGGTGGATCAGGAATTGACGCACAAACAGTTTCATTCACATTTAAGATTGCGAACGGAACTGTCACAGAGACCTTTAGTTAAGATCGGAGCATCGGGAGATGAAGTTATCAATCACAATTAAATACACGAATGGCGAGGAAGTCACCTACAACGCTGGACTCCCAGAGTGGGCGAAGTGGGAACGCAAAACTGGTAAGTCCATATACTCCTTGAAAGATATATCGGCCTATCAGCAAGCGGACTTCCTCGACTTAGCCTATTTTGCGTATAAGCGCGAAGCGGCAGGCAAACCGACTAAATCTCAGGACGTCTGGGAGTTATCGGTCGAAGAAATGACGATTGGAGATGAAAGCCCAAAAGCTTCGAGTCCGGAAGCGTAAATCGACTTATTGTCGAGATAGCAATTGCGACCGGAATCCCAATGAGCGAATGGACTGACATCGATCAAGTCTTAACGGCGATAGACATATTGAAGGAGCGCAGCAGAGGTGGCAAATGAACCAATCGCCTACGATAAGCGCGAACTTCGTTCAATCATTACCGCTTTTAAGGCGATGGACGATGAAGCTGCTGATGCGGCTAAACGCGAAAGTTTTGCATTGGCTCAATATGCCGCCAATGAAGTTAAGGCATATGGCATCACAAGAACCTTCGGACAAGCCGTTGTCAATCGCATTACAACTGGCGTTAAAGTATCCAAAACATCGAAGGTCGGCGAGTTCTCTTATGGATTCGCGAGTCAGCGTTTCTCTGGTGGCGGATCAACTAAGGACCTCTGGGCGGGCTACGAATTCGGATCTAATCGTTATCATCAATTCCCTAAACGCACCCCAAGAAAAGGCCGAGGCAATTCTGGCTATTTCATCTATCCGGCATTACGCAAGATTCAGCCTGAATTGATAGCGAAGTGGGAAGTAGCGTTTAGCAAGATTATTGGAAAGTGGGACGACTAATGGCCGGAAGTAGAACGCTCAAGTTATCCATCCTTGCCGATGTTGATGATCTTAAAAAGAAACTTGGAACTGCTGAAACCGAGGTAGAAGGCTTTGGCGGTAAATTAGAAAAATTCGGCAAGGTCGCTGCCGCTGCCTTTGCTGCTGCTGCAGCTGCGGCTGCTGCTTATGCCGGCAAGTTAGCCATCGAGGGCGTTAAAGCTGCAATTGAAGATGAAGCCGCTCAAAAACGTCTAGCACTTGCCCTAAAGAACGTTACCGACGTCACCGATGAGCAAATCAAATCTATTGAAGAACAAATCTTAAAAACTTCCTTGGCTAGTGGTGTGGCCGACGATAAATTGCGTCCAGCACTTCAGCGTTTAACTGTCGCCACCAAAGACGTCACAAAGTCACAAGACCTTCTCAAGCTTGCTTTAGATATTTCAGCCGCCACCGGCAAAAGCGTAGAAACTGTTTCCAATGCCCTAGCGAAAGCCTATGAAGGCAATAATGGGGCACTTACCCGATTGGGTGTCGGTATTTCTGCTACTCAAGCGAAAACTCTTGGCTTTGAGGGAACTGTAAAGCAACTGTCGGACACATTCGGCGGAGCCGCGACAACTCAAGCCAATACCTTTCAAGGTCAAATCAATCGTCTTAAGGTCGCCTTTGATGAAGCTAAAGAATCAGTCGGGGCAGCGCTCTTGCCAACATTACAGAACCTATTAACCTATTTTGTTAATACAGTAATACCAAAGTTTATCGAGTTTAAGAACGCGGCTATTCAACCCGTTACTGACGCCATTGAACGAAACAAAGAATCACTAACTACTCTCTATAACATTATTCGCAATTACGTCGTTCCCATCATTATTGGCGGTTTTGGCGATTCCCTAAAGTTCATCGGCAAGATTGCTGGTGGAATTCTTGACGTTATTGGGGCAGTCGTCGGCGGTATCCAATCAGCTGTCTCGACTGCTATCAACGCCATTAACACATTAATCAAGGCTTACAACGCCATTCCTTTGCTTCCCAACATTCCAACTATTACTGCGCCTTCATTCTCAACGCCAAAAACTTCAACCAGTTCTGGAACTGGCACAACAATTAAAGCGCCAACTATTACAACGCCAACAACGATTACAACTCCATCGACTTCTGGAAGTTCATCAACACCCAAAGTCTCTGCTACGACGACCCCAACTATTACGACAACTATCATTCCGAGCGGCAATGCCATACCGTCTAATTTCAACGTCGCGGCGGTTCGACAAGGTGAAGAAAAAGGTAACGTCATTATCAACGTCAATTCTCCGTCGATTATTGACCGCGAAGGATTCACTCGAGCAGTCGTCGATGCTCTTAATGATTCTTATGATCGAGGAACTGGTGGCGGTGCTGGCCTTAGAGGTGCGGTCGCCTTATGACGGCTTGGACGCCCGAATATCGAATCTTAATTAATGGCACTGATGCCACTGGCTTGACCCTTGTCGGTTTTACCATCACTAGCGGTCGGACTAACGTCAATTCCCAACCTCAAGCCGGTTATGCAAATTTACAGATTATCAACAAAGATAACGCGACTTACGATTGGACAGTTAATACCTCAATTACAGTCGAAGTTCAAGATTCATCCGCGGCTTGGGTTCCAATCTTTGGCGGTAAAATTAGCGACGTAACGACGGCAGTCAGAGTTGCCGGTGCGGTCGATTATGTGACTCAAATACAAGTCGTCGCCCTTGGCGCTTTATCCCGTTTATCAAAAGCGGTCTGGACAAGTTCTCTGGTTCAAGATGATGACGGCGATCAGATTTACGCAATTCTCAGCGATTTACTTCTCAACAACTGGAACGAAGTCCCACCAGCCGAAACTTGGGCAACTTATACCCCAGCAACTCAGACGTGGGTGGATGCGGAAGATATTGGATTGGGTGAGATAGACAGACCAGGACAATATGAAATGGAACAACGAGCTGCTGATCCAATTGATTTCTATTCAATCGTCACTCAAATTGCTTCATCAGCGCTTGGTTATATTTATGAGGACGCGAATGGCAATGTCGGTTATGCCGACGCAGCTCATCGACAGAATTACCTCGTTGCGAACGGATATACCGAATTAGACGGAAATCAAGCTTTGGCTGCTGGAATCCGACAAGTTATTCGCTCTGGCGCAATCGTCAATAAATATCAGATTAACTATGGCAACAATTACGGCAATAGTAAGACGGCTACGAATCAAGACTCGATTGACCTTTATGGGCAATACTCAATCAGCGCGAATTCTTCACTTCACGACGCAACCGACGCCCAAGCAGTCGTAGATCGATACGTCGCTCTTCGAGCTTATCCGAGACCACAATTTGAGTCGATTACCTTTCCAGTCCAAAATCCTGAAATTGATAATACGGACCGCGATGCTATGCTCAATATCTTTATGGGCCAGCCGGTCAAAATCGTCAATCTGCCACCAAATATCTATGGGGGCGAATTTACTGGCTACATTGAAGGTTGGACTTGGACTAGCACCCTCAATGGATTGAATCTGACCTTTACGGCTTCACCGACCGAGTTCAGCGCGGTTGCTCAGAATTGGGATCAAGTCAATGTGGCAGAAGCCTGGAATACGATAAACAATGCCCTACAATGGGAAGACGCGATTGGAGTGATTAGTTAATGCCAACAACAAGCAACTTTGGCTGGACGACGCCAGCTGACACCGACCTAGTTAAGGACGGCGCTTTAGCCATTCGGACTTTAGGCAACGGCATCGATACATCGATGGCCGAGTTAAAAGGTGGAACAACCGGACAGGTATTGAGCAAAACATCAAATACCGATATGGATTTCACTTGGGTCACAACTGATGATGCCAACGCCATTCAGAACGCTATTGTCGATGCCAAAGGCGATCTCATTGCAGCTACGGCAAATGACACCCCAGCTCGCCTTGCAGTCGGCAACAACGGCGACACACTTGTCGCGGATTCTGCCGCTAGCACGGGATTGCGTTACCAGACTGGCGTAAATGCTAATGGGATTATCAATGGTGCATTTGATATATGGCAAAGAGGAACATCCTTTGCCATTCCTTCTAGCAGTTACA